CCGGAGGTTCTCCCGCCGCATCGACAGGCGTTGCCGTATCGAACAATTTCCGGCAACTTCTCTGCATCGACAAGGTTCTGGCGGACGTTCGACCGGCAGCCGCCGCCATCGCGTACTAAAGTTCCGGCTTGACTTTCCAAGCCGGAAGTCCTTTACTCTGAATCAAGGAAGCAATTAACGTATGCCTGAAGTTCTCGAAGCACCGATTACGGAATCTCTGGGATGGAGAGCTGGCCTCCCCGGCGACCTGCAACAGAACGAAGCCTTCGTACCCTTCAAGACCGTTGGCGATTTCGCCAAGAGCCATCTTGAAGTGAGTAGGAAGGCCGCCGAACTGGAGGGGAAGCTGGCGGGATCGATTCCCAAACTGGGAGATAACGCGACCGACGCCGAGCGTAGCCAATACTACGATGCTCTAGGCAGACCCAAACAGCCCAGCGAATACAAACTGCAAGGCGAGGACAAGAACGCCCCCGAGTGGACGAACAGGTGGAAGCAGACGTTTCACAAGCGCGGATTGACCGCGGCCCAGGCCGAGGGATTGAGCGCCGATTGGAACGAGGCCATGCAAGGCATGGTGGAGGCGCACAACGCTTCCCTCAGGGCCGAGAACGCGGCTGCGGAAACCAAACTCAGAAGCGAGATGGGCGACAAGTTCGACACCAACGTGGAACTGGCCAAACGGATGGCCGTGAAGCATCTAGGCACCGAATTCGATAAGACGTTCGACAGCATCCCGGCGGAAGCCCGCTTCGGGGTTGTCAAACTGCTTCTCAAGGTTGCGGCGCTGACAGGTGAGGATCGGTCTCCTCAGGGCGGGCTAAGTCAGGCGGCGAAGGCGGGAAGCTTGACCGACCTTTACCGGAACGACCCGGCCCCTCCGAAGAAGTAAGGGAGAATATCCATGGCCACCGATGTAGCTCTATTGGGCTATTCCACATTGTCGGACGTCGTAGGGAATTACACTTCGCTCGATTCCGCGGCCCGATTCGTGATGCCCACGCGAATCCTCGACCGCATGACCCCGCTGGTCAAGATGCTTCCCATGAAGGCCAGCAACAACATCCTTTCCAACATCGCCCTGCGCACCGACTCGCTGCCCACCGCTTCAAACCGCATGTTCAACCAGGGCATCAAGTCCACCGCCTCCAAGAACACTTCCCTCAACGACCCCATTGCCTTGTTCCAGGATCGCTCCTCGGTCGACTACGACCTGTGGAGAATACAGAACGATCCCAACGCCTGGCGCGCCGATCAGGACATGAACCACATCGAAGGGCTCATGCAGCTGATGGAGTCCACCCTGTTTTACGGCTCCATCGCGCAGAATATAGGGGCTTTCAACGGTTTGTCCACAAGGTTCAACAACTTCGAATCCTATCCCAACGGCGACACCAGCGGAGTATTTCAGCCCAACGTGTGGTCGGGAGGGGCTACTACCGGCCCTTGCACAAGCGCGTGGATGATCGAGTTCGGCGAGGACACTGTCTACGGCATTTATCCCCCAAACACTCAGGCGGGAATGAGCATTCGGAGTATTGGCGAGCAACAACGGCAACTTGCCGCGCAGACCGGATCGGTCGGAGACGTTTATGCGTATCAGGTTCTCGAAACCATTTTGACCTGGTACATGGGTATGCAGGTTGCCGACGAGTGCTGCGTCCAGCGCATCGCCAACATCAATCCTGTCGGGTTCTCCGGACCCAACGGGTTCGATGAGAACATCTTCATCCAAGCGAAAAACAATCTGCGCCGGCCCGATAGCCCGACCGTGGCGATTTTCGTGAATCGTCAACTCAAGTCGCAGATCGACATTCGCGCCGTCTCGCAGAAGATAAACGCCTACACCGATTTCGACCGCAACGGCACGGACGTGTGGGGGAAGCCTGTTACCACCTTCCAGGGAATTCCCATCTACGTCGCCGAAAAACTTCTCTCAACCGAATCCCCTCTGACCTAAGGAGACTCCAATGCCCGTAACCGACGCACTCGCTATTCTCCACGGCAGCGGAGCGACCGCTCTTCAGGGGTGGACCTCAACTGTCAACGCTTTTACCGCTACCATCTCCGGTACTACCATGACCGTCTCGGCCGTCACGTCGGGACAGTTGTCGCTCGGCCAGCAGATTACCGGCCCGGGAGTTACGGCGAACAGTTTCATCGTCGCTCTTGGGTCAGGAGCGGGTCTGACCGGAACCTACACGTTGAGCCAATCCTCTACCGTTGGCAGCGCAACGGCTATGATCGCGTATCCCAACACGCAGGGAGATGCGTACTGCGCTTCCGGAAGCGCGTATTCCAATATTGAGTTGGACCGTGGAGCGCCATCCTCCGGATCTTCGTATCCGTGGCTGACTCAGTTTCCCTCACTCGCGGAGGCGGCATACACGTTTCCTCCGGAGGTTCCCGGCGGAAACAGCATCCCTTCGGGTCTGCACATCGTTATCGGCGGAGCCGCGAACCTGCTTACCTCGGTTAACTTTGAAGTATGCACGTCCGCGACCTCGGGCGCTCTATACTCGGCGTCTCCCAATCCGGTTGCGGCCCGCGCTTTGACTCTGGCGCAGTTGCAGGTTGCGGGCGCTCACTACTTCATCCCAGTCGCGCAGCCGCTGTTGGAGTTTGTACGCTTTTACATGGCCCTTACCGGAACCGCTCCTACCATCGGCACCATCATGGCTTGGTTCGGTCCCATCACGGGCGGAGAACAATAGACTGGAGCAGTAATGATTGTTCATGCCAGATGCACCCTCCCCGTATGGGAGAGCAATAGTTGCATCATGCTCGTTCCCGGCGGCGGAACTCTTCCCGACGGCCGGTACGAACTCGACAGCGAATCTCCTCTTGCCGATTTTAAGATCGGGGGGAGGTACGTTTTCGAGTTCGACCGCAACGGAACAAGAACCAATGAAGGCGTAGACGTAAAAAAGGACTACTCCTGCAAGGAGCCGGGGTGTCCGCAGTTCGGCAAGGACTTCAAAACTCTGCCGGCGCTTGGAGTACACACCAAAAGCGCCCACAAGGCGGGCAAGCCAAAGCCTGACGAGGACGACGATGAAATAGTTCGCATCGCTCGCCCCGTCCTCTGCAAGCCGTGCAACCGTACATTCCCCAACCGCGCTGAATTGATGGCGCACAAGAGGAAAGCGCACGGGCAAACCGGCTGGACCAAGAAGGGCGCCGCCGAGACCGAACCTGTCCCGGCGTAGGGGGCGGGGTGAACTACAGCCAAACGCAGATCGCAAACTTAATGCTGGGCCGCATCGGCGCGCGTGGAACCATCACCAGCGTCTATGAGAACAGTATCAACGCGGTCAGGGTATTGGCTATTTGGGATGCGGTATTCCAGGAAGTCCTCTCCGAGCGCGACTGGAAATTCGCCAAGATACGCGCTGTTCTTCAGCAAGCTCCCTACGCTAGTTTCTCGGGGTTTATCTGCGGGTCTACCGGGCAGTCAACCCCGGGAAACATACTGATCGTTACCGCGATTACCAGCGGAACAATACTTGTCGGGCAGAGTGTCGGCGGGTGTAACGTCATGCCGGGCACAACCGTTACCGTGTCCAACGTACCGCAGATCATTACTTTCCCTGGGGGCGGCGTGGTATACCCCGCCGGCAACGGGGGCGTTGGGGCCTACGTCGTCAGTCAATCGCAGAACGTGAGCGGAAACATGCAGGCGGGTGTGTGGCCGCTCTATGCCTACAAGTATGCCTGGGCCATGCCTTCCGACTTCCTCCGCTTCGTCCGTCCTCATCAAAGACCTCCAGACCGCAATTGGACATGGATGTGGGGGCCGGAGGGAGCCGGATTCTATCGCCGCGAAGATCCACCGTTCTGGCCCGGCGGAGAGCCCTACATCGTCGAGACCCTTCCTATCGACGGCAACAAGTACGCGCTGACCAACTACGACGGCTGCCGCGGCCCCGCGAAGATCAATTACATCCGCCTGATTACCGACCTGACGCAGTTGATGCCGGGATTCGTGAATTGCCTGGTCAGCCGGGGCGCTATGGAGCTGGCCATCCCGGTGACGGAGGACAAGCAGAAGCGTGAGGATATGAAGACCGAGTACAAGGAAAGCCTGAACTCCGCCGAGGCGCAGAATGAAACGATGGACTTCGAGCACGACGAAGCGGGTTCGGATTCCTGGGTGAGGGCCGGCCGGTGCGTCAATGACATCCGCGGCGGCGTGGGAGGCTAGAAAAATGCCGAAGACCTTCCCGCTGAGGACATCTTTTAACTCGGGCGAGATCAGCCTTTTATGCGATTTTAGAAGCGATATTTCCAAGTACGATTCCGCATGTATTATTTTGGAAAATGCGATACCCCTGGTGGAGGGCGGCGCAAAGAAGATGCCGGGCACATACTTTGCCGGAGCGACTGCGCTCGGCGGCTGCATGTTCACCGGCTCTATCGCCTCTGGAAGCCCTAGCATCCTGACTGTCGATTCGGTAAACTACGGAACCATTCAGGTAGGGCAGGTGCTGACCGGTAACGGTGTCATCCCCGGAACCACTGTCACGGCCTACGGCACCGGTGAAGGACTCGCGGGAAGCTATCAGGTTACAGGTAACCAGACCATCCCCATTGGGGCAATGCAAGCGGCATCGAACGGCAAGAGCCGCCTGGTTCCATTTCAGTTCTCGACCATCCAAGGCGCGATCCTTGAGCTCTCCGCCGGGATCATCCGCATTTGGGAAGGGGCAAGTCAAGGATCGTGGTCTTTAGGGCTGGCGTTGCAGGTTCCCAATGAGGCCGCGTACAACCCGGTAACGGCCTATGTGGCCACCAATGCGGCTCTCGTCGGACCTACCTTCGTCGCATACTTCAACAATCTGGGAGTGCCCGTTGCGGATGGAATTCTCTATATCTCAGCTCCCTATGGATCGAACAACGCGACGACTGTGCCGATAACGTTTCTGGTCAACTCTTCCGATAACCTCGTCGTCAACGCGGTTGGAACTTCTCCCAATCAGGGCATCTGGATTTACCTAGCCAACGCCACCGCTGCAAAGAATGCGGCCACTCTTATACAGGCGGCGATTCGCGCGTTGGTTTCATTGAACTCCTCATCGAATTTCGTGGACTTGACCGCTTGGACGGTAACCCCGGACCCGGTGTATTACGCGAGTCCGTGGATCTCCCTGACCGCTGGGGGAGGCGCGCACTTCGCAACCGAGTGGGCCATTCCCAGCCTCATTGCGTACTGCGTTCAGGCTAACCAAAACGACCAATTCCCCGTTAGGCTCACTGGTTCATACCCTACACCCTACGCATGGAACAATCCCTATTGGGAACAATTCAACGAGCAGAACGAGCCGCCCATAGAACTATCCACACCCTATATGGAAGCGGATTTGTTCAACCTCGACTGCTCGACGCAAAGCGCGGATGTGCTGTGGATATTCCATCCCAACTATCCTCCGGCTGTCGTCGAGCGCCTGAGCGCGAACTCGTGGAAATACTCGACATCTCTTCCCGGCCAGCAGGCGGGCGAACCGGCGTATCGCGGGACGCTGGACGTGGTGACGACAGGCTATTCGGCTCTTGGCCAATGCATCACGCTCATTTCTCAGTCCGCCTCCTGTATAGTCGTGCTCTCGACCGGAAGCGCGTCTCAGCCGTTTGCCAACGGGCAAAGAATTTACATCAACGAGTGCTCCGGAATGCCGGAATTAAACCAGGGAGAATTTCTTGTCTCGGGTATGACCTACGGTTCGGTCAGCGTGCCGGTGATCGACGCGGCGGGAAATTCCTACAACCTGACAGGGACCGCATGGTACTTCACGCCGCTCGACCCGGACACTGGGAATGCTGTAAATTCATCCGCCTATCTTCAATATCAGGGAGGCGGTTTCGCCGTTGCGGTTGTCGCCTTGTTCGCCGCGGATGGAGACTATCCGGCTTGCGCAACTCTTTATCAGGAGAGGCTCACGGTCGGTGGGAGTCTCAACAATCCCACACAACTCAATGGCAGCGTGGAAGACGACTACCCGGACTTCATCTGCGACCCGAACGAGGACGACTACGCCTTTCAATTCACACTGGTCTCGAACCAGTTGAATCAACTCCTCAACATGATCGGAACTCCAAACGCCTTGCTGATAGGCACGGCTGGGGGCGTGTGGGTGGTTGCGCCGAGCACCGGGACGAGCTTGAGCCAAACGAACGTGAATGCGGCGCAGCAGGGGAGCCTTGGAGTAAGTCAGCTGCAGCCGCAACTTGTGAACGGATCGGCCATCTTCGTTTCTCGGTCGACCAGAATCGTCACCTTTCTGGTCTTCAACTTCACCAGCAACCAGTGGGACAATTACGACCTGACCCGCCTGAACCGGAACATCACCATCGGAACATCTCAGGCTACATCCGGACTCGCTCAGACGGCATTTCAAGAAGAACCTTATCCGATCTTCTGGGCGGTGCGCAACGACGGCCAGTTGATAGGACTGGTTTTCAATCAGCAGGATCAGGTGTACGCATGGTTCCGGGTTAACATGGTCGGGGGAATAATCGAATCGGCGGCCGTCGTCACCGGGCAGGGTCAAGAGGATCAGATTGTCGCGGTAGTGAACCGGACGATCCAGGGTGTTACACAGAGGTACGTTGAGTACTTCATGCCTCAGGAATTATTCCACCAGTTGTCGAACGCCTTCTTCGTCCATTGCGGCCAGCAGTGGCAAGGGCTCGGGCCTGTCAACATAACCGGAATCACGAACGCAAATCCATGCACCGTCTTTGCTCCGAGCCCCCCGTTTACGGACGGGATGCTGGTACAGATTTCCGGTGTTTTAGGAATGACCGAGATCAACCAGGACTCGACCAATGCGTATACCATCGCGGGCGTAACTTCGAATTCGTTTCAATTGGAGGGGATGGATTCGACTTCGTTCGGAGCCTATGCGGGCGGAGGAACGGCTATGCAGGTGACGAACCAGGTCACGGGCATGAGCTACCTGATGGGGCAGCAGGTCACGGCGGTGGGAGACGGAGCGATTATCTTGCAGCCTACGGCTGTCACATCCGACACAGTGAATTTTCCCTACTTCTGCAACCTGATCACCATCGGCCTGCCTTATCAGATGACCGTTCAGCCGACCAATCCCGTGTTGTCTTCGCAGGGAGGGACGACGCGCGGCATGAAGCAGAAGTTGAACCGGGTAACCTTGAGCCTCTACGAGTCGATGGGCGGCCAATGTGGGACCGATCTCCAGCACATGTACGATATTACCTACGGCCCGGGAGCCTTTGCCGGCACGCCTGGCATGAGCACAGGAGAATACACCCGCGATGTAGATGGCGACTGGGGAGACGAATCGACCTTCTACATCCGGCAGAATCAACCGTTCCCGTTCACATTGCGCGGGCTGGTATGGAGAGACAGCGCAAATCAGGATTGACAATGGAAATTGTTGCCTTGACTCCCGATTACCTTGACGCGCTTCTAGGCGACGCTTCCGCGTCTCTCCAGTCGGCGCAACTCGCCCGCGCCTATTTCTCTCCAGGGTCGGTTTCGTGCTGCATCTTGGTTGACGGAGAGCCGGTATTCGCGGGAGGCATTGTGTCTCTGCAATGGAACCGTGGCGAAGTCTGGATTCTGCCCACTCGATTCTTTCGCTCGCACGTCAAGAGTTGCTTTCAGGCCATGCGTAAGAACTTGCCGGGAATGGTAGCGGAAGGCGGTTTCCGACGCATCCAGGCGACGTGCGTAAAGGGTTCTCCATCGGCTTGGCTTCGACTATTCGGCTTCACATTCGAGGGAGAAATGCGCGCGTTCGGTCCGAATGGCGAAGACTGTTCGATGTTTTCGCGTATCTTTGAGGAAAGCGTATGAGTCCTCAGGATATGGCTGGAGCAAATCTCGGGGTA